TGTTCTTAATGGATCACCTGTGCCGTCATTTGCTGATGAACCTACGCCAATTGTTTGTTGTGCCATATTTTAAATCCTCTTTATGTGATTATTTATTAGAATTTCTATAAACCTAATGTAATTTTATACGTCTATTGTTATTATTTGAAATTTGAAAACTATGCTATCACTAGTGATATTAGTTACTCTAACTTCGACATTAGAACCATTAATTGCCGCTGAAAATGTTGCCAAATCACCAGTATAATTTGTTGCTCTACCAAAAGTTGAGATATATGCAGTTGTTCCGTTATGGGTAACATTGGCTTCTACTATTTCGTATCTAGTATTTGTAGCATCAGTAATAGATATAAAGTATTTTGCACTTCTGTATGTTGCATGAGCAAAACTACTCATGACAGATGTTGCTGAAGTGGCCACAGTTGTTGTAGCATCTGCAATATCCGAATAATTTAAAGTTGTACCTGCAGAAAGGGTAGCAAAACTTAATGTTCCTGCACCATCTGTTTTTAAATATTGTCCATTTGAGCCATCTGAAGTTGGAAACGTAATTCCACTAACTGTAACACCACCCGAACCACTACCTGACAATTCTAAATTGGCATTTGAAGCATTTGAAGATACAGTATTATCTATAATTGTAACACCATCAATTATTGCTGATGTATTTGCTGTCATGGTTGTAAATGTTCCTGCTAATGGAGTTGCGGCTCCAATAATAGTATTATCAATTGCACCACCATTTATGTCTACAGGATTTATAACAATGTTTCCTGTGCCTGAAGCCGATAATTCTAAATTTGAATTAGATACAGTTGTTTTAATTTTATTATCTGTAAGATTTATATTTGAATCAATAGTTAAATTTGAAATAGTAACAGCTCCAGTACCAGATGGTGTAAGTACAAGATCATCATTACTACGACTTGCTTTAATTTCATTACCAGTAACTGAAATTCCGCTGGCAATTAAAGGTGATGCATATAATTCAGTGAAATTAGTATTCACTTTAACCATTGCGGCACGAAGTGTATCACCTGTGCCGTCGTTTGCGTTTGTTCCTACGTCTAATGTTAATTGTGCCATTTTATATTTTTATTATCCTTCTTACAAATTTTATAACGTGACTTTGACTATTATTTATTGTGCCTAATAATCTAACTGAACCACTGTTTATATCTGCTGTTAAGGTTACTAAATCTTCACTATAATTGGTTGTTCGACCAAATGTAGAAACATAAGCAGAAGAACCATCATGAGTTATATTAGCTTCTACTATTTCATATCTACTATTGGTTGCGTCAGTTACTTGTATATTATATTTTGCACTTCGATATGTTGCGGCAACAAAACTATCTATAACTGTCGCTGAAGACGAATTTATTGTTGCAGTTCCATCATCTAGACTAGTTTCTGAAAAAAGAATTGATGGAGAAAACCAACTTAAGGTTTTTGAACCATTTGTTTTTAGAACTTGTCCTGAACCTCCATCTGAATTTGGAAATTGAAATTCGTTTATTGTAACATAGCCTGATCCATTTGCTGTAAATTCTAAATTATCGTTTGATTGACTTGCTGTTATTTTGTTATCAGTAATAGTAACACCAGACGAAGATATAGTCGGTGCAGTAATTGTTGTAAATGTTCCTGCTAATGGAGTTGCACCACCAATAATAGTATTATCAATTGCACCACCATTTATATCTACAGGATTTATAACAACATTACCTGAACCACTTGCTGATAATTCTAAATCTGAATTTGATATTGTTGTTTTTATTTTGTTATCTGTAAGATTTATATTTGAATCAATCGTTACATTTGTACCTAGTGTAACACCACCTGAACCACTTCCTGATAATGAAATATCAGCGTTGCTTAATGTAGATTTTATATTATTTCCTTCAAAACTTATGTGAGAAAGAACTGATGGTTTAGCAAATAATTCAGTAAAATTAGCATTGATTCCAACACCTGCAACTCTGATTCCGTCCCCAGAACCATCATTTGCTACAACACCTACGTTAATTGCTGTTTGTGCCATTTTATATCGCCTGTAATACTAATTTTTTCCATACTGCTGTTGACCCATCATAGTTTGCTGTGCAAACATATAAGTTTGTAGAGTCCCAAGCAATTGATCCTGCAACGTCACCTGCTGAGCCAATGCCAGTTGCAGTTTTTGTTGTATTAATTACAATTCTGTCATCGGCCACGATAACCTGTCCTGTACCATTTACACCTAATGTTAAATCACCATTTGTAATTAATGGTGTAATTGTTGTATCATTAATTTGTAGCTGATCAATTTCTACAACACCTGTACCGTTTGGTTGTACCTTAATATCACCGTTTGTAACATTTGTTGTTAATAATCCTGTTGAAGGATCACCAATTAATAGGTATACATCTTCAAAATTCGTATTGATCTTTGTCATCGCGGTACGTAAAGTATCGCCTGTTGCCGAATTTCCTGCTGTTCCTGTGTCTATGTTTAATCGTGCCATATTATTATAATACGTATTTATTAAATAGTTTTATGTTCATCGAAACGTTGAAAACAATGAGATTGTATGAACGTCAATCGAAACTTGGAATGTATCATACATTTCACCGTAAAAATACCATATACTATTTTAAATGTGATTCGTGTGGAGTATCATTTTTAAGACCTAGAGCTAAAATCGATCCATTACGAGCATCAAATGATTATAAACACGTTTGTTCTTACTGTGATTCAAAGAAATTTGCTCAAAAAGTAGGTATTAAAATGCGTAAAATTTATAAACTTGATGCTTCAAGCACAATTACTTTATAATTTCATCCAATTAATTCCATCACGATCTCCATCAATCCAACGTCTTAGATCTGCATAAATTCCAACATGAATATTAGGTCTATCAAAATACCATCTTAAAAAATGATTTCCAATAATATATTCTCTACGATTAATAAAATAAAAATTTGTATTTGGGTGTTTACAAAATATTTGTCTTAGTTGAAATAGCCATTCATATTTGAGATATGCTTTCATGTTTATTCTTGAAGGATAATTTATGGTATTTTTGTACATATTATTTTGTTCTCTGCTTTGTTTTCCTTCTTTGTCAGATTCCCATTGTCTTGCACCTAGAATGTCAAACGCCAATATTATTATATTTTTAATGTCTGTCTCTGCGGCCATTAATACAGCAGAACATCCTGTTCCTCGATTATTGCAAAAATCAATTGTTCTAATAGCATTGCCTTTTTTAACATCGCCACCTCGCCAAATTTTATATAATTTTAAGCCTTCAGGTACAGTATTGTCATCAGGTAAACTATAATTCCATTTGCTAATATCATCTGGGCCATGTATTTTTAAATTTGGTTTTGTTTTGTCATACCATTTTTTTAATTCTTCATACATTGGAGGATTTACTGCTACAATATGATCACAAAGATCCGGCCGATCCCTATAGATTGCATTACATCCATATATAATGCCTTTATTTTTTAAATTTTGTATTGGAAATATGTTTCTTGACTCGCCGTTACCTATTATAAATGCGGTGTTCATTAGACACCAAAACTATCTCCACATCCACAGCTTGATTTGGAATTAGGATTTTTAATTTCAAATTGTGAACCGAATACTTCTTCTTTATAGTCTATTTGAGTACCTGCAACATAAACCATACTTTGATCATCAACAACAAATCGTCCTGTACCCCAATCTTCAGTAATGTCGTCTGTACCTACTTTATCTTTAGAATCAATAAATCCCCAATCATATTTGAAGCCAGCACAGCCGCCACCTAATATTGATAGGCTTACTGCGTATTTGTCAGGATTTTTAGATAGTAACCCTTCTATTCGACTCTTTGCTTTATCTGTTATATTAAACCATTTCATATTAATATTTATCTACTACGGTCTCCCATATTGGCCATTCCAGAAGCTAAAAAAAATGCAGTAGCTTCTCTTTTGTTTTCAAAACTCATATAACTATCTTGTTCTTCCCAATTATGGCGGAATTGGTCATACTTTGGTCCATCTTTAAACCACCATCCCCATTTGTAATTACAATTGTTTACACACCATTGAATGCAATCACCCATTATTCCGTTTGAATGCATATCAATATCCCATTTAAATTTTTTATCGTAACCACAATCTTCTGGGACGTGGTCTATTGCTTTCCAATAACCTAATTTCCTTTTTCTTTTCTTACCAACTTGTTGCATGATTTAAATTCCATTTTTTTGCTGAACATTTTTCACCACATTCACGTGGACCTTCTCCAAATATTAAATCTATAAATAATTTTTTCCACATAGGATCGTCTAATGTTTCTCCTAGAGTTTTCGTCATATTAATATAACTAAAAATGTTTTTATTATGTGCATATCTTAAACCTGTCCAACAACAAGGATAAAATTTTCCTTCAGCATTTATATACAATCCTTTGTTACCTATCATACACAGTGGTATAATTGATTCGTTGTTGTTCTCATAATTATAGAACCTTTTTGTAAAAAGAGCAAGACAGTTATCTTTCCAATTTTTATTAGTTAATTTTGTTGACTGTCTGGTAAAACGTCCTGTAGCAATAAATTTATCACTTGGTTGTAATGGATCATCTTTAGGATAAGTGCCATAGTTTTTGCCAAATTTTGAACTTAATGTTAATTGAAAATTATCAAATTTGTATTGTTTAGCAAGTTGTTTCATAAAATTTATATTATTTTCATTAAATTTAAATACAATCGCGGCCCATGTTTTATATGCTTTTGTATTTTTTAATGTATTAATACCAAGCATTATAGAATTCCAATTACAATTAACTCTATAAATGTTGTTTGATTCTTGATTCCATCCATCTAATGAAAAATGAATATGGTCTTTTTCGTTTAATATACTATCTAATTCTTTCCACCACGCCTCTGTTTTATAAGAGCCATTGGTAACAATAACAAATTGTACTTTATTATTGTTTTTTCTAAACCAATTAAGTATTTTTAATAAATCTTTTGCATATATTGAGTCGCCATCATCACCACAGAAGGTTAATTTTCTAACACTTGACAGTAATTTACCTTTAAAATTATTTTTAAACCAGTCTAGTGTTAAATCTCTGTTTGTAAGACCGTTGGGTACTTCTTGTCTAGAACATCGTGGACATTTCAAAGTACATTTTGAACATATCTCAATATGCCAGTGTTCTAAAGGCCAATTATGAATATTTTTAAACATTTATTTCCAATTGTCAATAGCAAATTGATCACCACAGTTAAAAGGTTTAGGATCACCATGGAATACTGCTACTTTATTTTGTTCAGTAATTTTTGCCGGATGTTGAAAAACAAATTTTGTACCTTTTCTTATTTTTGTATCTTTAAAACCAATCATTTCCCATTTGTACGATCGCATCCATTCATCAGGCCAATAATTAGTATCGTGAATAGCTCGACTGGTAATCCAATCTTGATCTCCATGGTTTTCTTGCATTACTTTATTATGTTTAGCAACAAAGTCATCCCATAGATAATTCATAGTACCTGTTTTCCATCTCATTACACTTGAATTACATAATTTCCAGTCTTTTATTCGACATCTGTTGAAATCTCTAATAATCATAAATTTGTTTGGATTGTGTGTAAACAAAATATCAATGTTACGGAATATAATAATGTCAAGATCAAAATATAAAATGTTTCCTTGTAAAGGAAAATGTTTTCCAAACATCCATAATTTACTCCACCATGTTTTAATCCATGGGTCATTTGGCAGTTTTATTGTTTTGATATGTGGATCTAATCCTTTGATATCG